GAGATCTCTTGTTTAACTTCATCTTGAAATGAAGAGTTTAATTTTGTGATGACACCATCAAGGTCCCTGACCAATGATTGTAGATTAGCCCTGCTATATTCTTCTTCAGCTCTAGTTAATGATTGTACGATCTTTGCCATTATAATATACTTGCTAGTCCTCCGTTTTTAAAACTAATACCTGCGGTAAACATTGTATTATCTAAATTAGTATTAACCCCATAATTAATTCCATTCCATGAATTATTATAACCAATATTCTGTATGTTTTTATTGGGATCAATTGTAGTTGAAAAATTACCCAAATTTATATTGGTGTTACCAATACCATCATCTGTAAACTGCGTGTTTGTAGTAACAGGTCCTATATTAGTAGTAAGATCTCCTTCTGCATATAAGTCATCATTATCCAAAATATTATGCACCCCTAACCGTGCTTTTAATTTTGCTATATTTAAAGGTGAAGTTAAATTAATATTAACATAAGGGTTTTCCCGGAATAAGTCAGGTTCGATATCTATATAGTTTGTTTTTGGAATCACTACTGTGTTGCCATCGTATCCTTGTCCTCCATCACCTCTAAACTCTCCACTAGCTGTAGTTCCAGGAGACATAGCTTTACCTTCTTTAGTATCAGCTTGTGCCCCTTTAAAAAATCCTATTCTTGCTTTACCACCTTCTTTAAAATATTCTCGACCTAACATACTTGCTAGTCCTCCGTAGTTTAAACCTACTCTTCCACCATCTTTTTTAGGAGAACCATATACTCCTCCTGGAACACCACCAACATTTTCTTTCTTTGTACCACCTGTAAAAGTACTTTTTCCAATATTACCTGCTTCAAAAGCTTTACCTTCACCTGTGTACATATCTCTTCCGATATCACTTAAACTTTGTCCTTTAGCAACTCTAGCTGCAACAGCAGCTTCTTGGTTATGCCGATCAATTTCTGCTTGTAAATCTCTCTCTTTTTCAATTTTTCTTTGTGCATAATAATCTTTTGCTCTTTTAATTCCTTGTGTTACTAGTCCTATAATACCAGGAAACCCAGTAAACTTTCCTTCAATATCTCCGTACTCAGGATCATCCCAATTCAAGCCTAAATGATTAATATTTTTACCTTCAATAGTTTGATATTGGTTTGTCGTAGGATTGTAAAATCCTTCAACCTCTTTTTCTTTCCATCCAAATTTACCTGGTGCAAATTCTGACCAAACATTTTTAGTAAAATTTTTAGTATTACTTAAATCTAAATTTCCATGTAAACCGCCTCCTCGAAAAGTGGGGTCATTCCTAATAATTGGAGCTGCAGGCAATGTTGACATTTCATAAGTAGTTGATGTAGGTGTTGTAGTATTTATATTAGGTACAAAGTTGTTTAACCTAAATTGCTGCATCGGTACATAGTGATCCCCGCCTTCATATATCTCTTCATCAATTCCTTCGTAAAAAGCCATTATCTTCTTCCTCCCGGATGTATGTCTAATCTAAAGGTACCTAATTTCCAGTCTTCAGATGTGGTTGTATTGGCAACTTTCATTGCAATTGATCTTGCTCTTAATCTTGTGTCTTTTTTAGTAGTAGTTGAATCAACACTATAGTTAGTAGTAGTTCCGGAACTATGTGGATAGTCTCTAGTCGTAAAACTAATTTGTGTATTACCTGTTTGTGAAATAAAATCTGGTATAAATCTACTTATTCTCATTATAAATTCTCCATCTCCTCTAAGATCAGGCATACCTACAATCTGTCCACCGCCTCTAGCTGACTTTTGAGTAATATCAAAATCACCAGAAGTAATAGATCCGATTACTGCTGTAACGGCTCCTCCAGCATTTACCTGATCGGTCCCTGTGTCTTGTTTATAATATATAGTACTTCCATTTGTATTACCAGTAACATCGAACGAAGCATTATCACTTGCGTTATAGTATGTAGCATGTGGTTTATCAAAAACCGAAGAATCGGCCCATGCTGTTCTCGGTAAAGTACCCGTAGTCCAGATAGGTCTCTTCATAGTAGAGTCTAAGTAATTGTAAGTTACTACTCTATTGACTGCATCCGAAGCGGCTGTACAATAAAACCAACTTATCTCTCCGAACAAATTATTTAAACCTGCATTAACCAGGTCTCTGGAAGTTGAGTTTAAGTCGTCATAAACATGATCCTCTACTAAACAAGGGAGTGATTTTAATTGACCATCATATGCAAAGAATCCATTTTCCGACATCCAGTAAGCTGTACCATCAACCTCCATACAAGCATTCTTTCCTAATAATCCACAGTTAGTTCCTACTTGTTCAAATGAGAAGGTAAAGGGTTGACCAACAAACTTCATTAGGAACAATGCAGTATCGGTCCATACATAAATTGCATCCCTACCTTTGATAGCTCCCATAATCATAGAGCCATCGGCTAACCTTTGTGTACCTGCGGTGTTATTGGCTTTAACTGTATATGAATCAGTGGCATTAATACTCTCTTGAGAAGAGAATCTAATATACATATCATCTTGAGTTGATGTTGTTCCAATTGTTGTTTCAGTTCCAAAGAACACTAAGTGTCTGTCCGGTGTAGATACTAGTACATGACGCGATGCGGTAGGTGCATTTGCTAAGATGGTAGCTCTTGTAGAAACAGCACCGGCTGCCGCTGCATCCCATTCAAAGCATGCTCCATTATATATAAGTGCAATTAATTTTGTTCCATAGTTATCCAAAACCCATAGTCCAGGATCAATTGTAAAGTCAGCAGAAGATGCCTCACCCCAAGCAACATAATCAGATATGTTGGTTACCGTATCTCCTCCACTATGTGATGCTTTTGTTGTACCATTAACTTCTCTGGCACCTCCACTTAAAATATTTGTAGAAGTATTATTAGCTGTAAAGCTTATGTCCTCTGATCCAATTCTAATTTCTCCAGTAGAAGGAAAAGCAGCAGAGTTGGTTAAAGGAATATCAGTTACAGCATCATTAATACCAGAAGCTAGTGTTGTAGTTGCTGGTCCTAAAGCAGTACCACCAAATAACCCTGTACCCCAACCATAACCCCCTAGTTGTTGTGCGGGTCCTACAGTGTAATAACATAATACAGAAGTACTCCCACTTAACGATAAAGCGGTCCCTGATTCCGTTGTATCCATTGTGATTGTAAAAGTATCTGTTGTAGGAACAGATGTTACCATAAATTTTTTATCTTCAAAAGTAGCATCAGTATAAGTAGATCCTACGGCAGTGACCCCACTTACATTATCAAACATAACAATATCATCTTCACCTAGACCATGACTACCTGTGCAGGTTACCGTGACTGTTTTTGATGAAGAGGTACTTGTAAATTTTGCACCTGTTAAAGTAGTTCTTAGAGGATGGATGTCATAAAAAACTCCACCTGAATAAACGTATAAAATTCTATTAGTTCCTATAGCTGCGTATTTAATACCAGCGTTATCATCCCAATGATGAATAGCTCTAGCTGCACCAGTTAACTTATCGTCTCCTAGTTGATTCCAACCACCTATTTTTTCTGGGGTACCGTATCTAAAACGAACATTGTCACCATCATACCATTGACCTTCCGCTCCAGTCTGTGTGACTTGTTTATTGAATCCAGGTAAAAAACCTAACTTTTGTAGCATATAACTCCATCATATTATGTGCTCCTTATTGGTGGAACACCTAACATCGGCCTTTTGTCGAACCTGTTCTTTTCAGCAAAAGGACCATTTACATGGTTATAATGAAGAAATACTTGTCCGCAAGTATTACCTTCAAACGGTTCTCTCCAATGCTCTAATTCACATCCACTATATACCAGCATATCGCCGACTTCAAGTAGGACTTTCGTGCCTGGAGGAGCGTTAGGTTTATGTATATTTTTATATTCATCTATGACTGAGTTAGCGCCTGTACCATCTATAAATATAGGCCAAGGCTCTCCCCCTAAATTTAAAGTAGTAGATATTTCACAACTTGGTCTATCTTTATGGCGCCTTAAAATGTCCCCTTTTTTATATATTCTTGCGTATGAATAAGTAGGCACTAATTGTAAACCGGTTTCTTTAGCCATTACTGGGAGCATCTTTACTAGTAAGGTTTCCATTACATTGTCGGCATAACAAGAAAACGTATTAGGGACCTGTTTATCGGTCCAGGTGCCCAGCATCCCAGTATCATAAGTTATATTGTTTTTATACATCCACTCGACTGCATCTCTCTTCAATAAGAAATAGTTAAAGATAAAATTAGCCAGCTCGTAGGATAATGCGTTTTTGATTACGTGGTATTTATTAAATTCTGCCATGTTTTTGTGGGTTCTTTGGCATTACTTCATGTATAACACCATCATTTTCTTTTTTAATTTCTAGGTCTTTTTTGTGATGAAATAAATCAATTATTTCTTTTTCTGTATTAATAACTCTTCCATTTAAATTGTTATTATTAGGGTCATGTAATCTTATAAGACAAGGTACTTTTTTCAATCCTAACTCTTTAGCAATAACCATTCTATTATTACCAACCGTAACTTTTAGAATAAGATTATTGTTTCCATCCTTACGTTGATCTATAAAAACAGGGTCCCTCATTCCATACTTTCTCATAGATTTTAATAAAGCGTTATAAAATTTTTGTTCTTCACCATTAATAAACTCAGGCCTCGTAAGATGGGTAATATCTTCTATGGGTAATTTTTTATAAACTAAACCGGTCATTGAAAGCCATCTTGTATAAAATTAAAACTTACTGAAATTCTTATATCATTGGATTCGTTAGGTTCAACTTGGTGCCATAACCATGCTGGAAACATTATAGCTCTATTCTCTTGGGGTTCTAAATGAACTTCTCTCCATAAATGTTTAGGAATTTCTACTTTTTTTCTAGTAGGCATACAAGTTTGAATACCTGGTCTTGGATCATTACAAATTAATTTACCAGAATTAGGGGGAGTTTTAACATAATAAACACCGCTAAATAAACTATTAGGATGAACGTGAGGTCTATTATACCCACCAGGAGGATTTATGTTAGCCCACATATTTCCTAAGACAGGTTTTTTATCTAAAAACTCTTCGTTAAATACTTGATGTACCATTTTAAATAATTCATCAACTAAAGGTTTATATTCAGGTTTTTTGTGCATCTCAGTTTCACTATGCCATCCTTTTACATTAGTTTTCTTGAGCCCTTGATCCTGGTTAGACCATTGAATAATATTTTGGGCCAATTGATTTGTATCTAACTTAAAATCTTGAGCATATATAATAGTTGGAAAAAATCCTTCTTTAATCATCTAAAAGGTTTACCTCCAAACCAGACAACAAGAGATTGTCTTACACCTTTAGTTACGGGTGCAACCCTATGATTTAAAAACGATGCAAAACAAATTGCATGTCCTTGTTTTAAAGGTGCATACTTTCCTGGAGCCATTAACTCTAAATCCCCACCTTCATATTCTGATGGATCATTTAATAATAATGTCATTGATATTTTTCTAACAGGGGGTTCATGACTCATGTTTACATCACAATCCATATGCCAATCATAGAATCCTCCTTCAGGATATTCTGTAAACTGAGCATTTTCTGTTATTCGTATGTCTCCAAAGCCAAAATGATTCTCATTAGCTTTGATAATAAATTTATAAAGATCATGATACATGTGACCCATTTCTTTAAAAGGTATCCATGAAATGGTTGTAATTCTTTTCTTTGTGTCTGTTCCACCACCAGGCTTACCCATACCCACCTGTGCTGTTTGTGGTTTCTGTGCTCTCCCCGATGCAATAATTTGTCTACATTGATCAGGTGTAAATAACGGAGTCGTGGTTTGTATAATCCAACTTTTCCAT